CTTTAGCTTTTCCTCCCATCTTGCCGAGAAGGTCTTCAAAGAATCCCATAGTCTATTGTAGTGTTGCCTGAATTTGATCAGCTTGAGCATTCTCACCAGCAGCTCTGAGCTTTTTAATAAGATCCAATCTTGAAGCTCTTATCTCAACACCTTCATCTGCAGACACTGGTAATCCAAATCCACGTGCCTTAAGAATTCCTTCATTCTGTAGGTCTCCATCACCCCCTGGTACAGGCTGGATAACCCTTGCCCTTGGATTCTTTGCTATATCTGGATTATTTTTGACAATATCGGCAGCATCACCTCGCAAGATCCTCTCCTCTCTTTCTGTTGGTGGTCGATTGCCATGTGATTCCATAAAGTCATCAAATAGAGCCTGATACACACTCTCTTGCTGCGTAGAGATCCCTCCAGCCTTTGATCGAATCTTTGCAAGGCGCTCACGCTCCTTAATCCTATCGAGTCGCAACTGTGCAATATTATCCTGATCACCTCCAATGCTTTCTAGTTGTTCGATCTGACTGTCGATCCCATCAATACGCGACTGAGCTGTATTAATCTGATTCTCATTTGCAGAAAACTCCTTGTCAATTTGAGCCTCTGCAGATGCAAGTCTTGATGTACGAACCTTTGTGAGATCCTGTATAGAATTTGAGAACACTTGCATCTTCGAAGCCATTGCCCTCTGCTGCAAGGCAGGTGGAAGAGCCATGATCTCTGGATCTGTTTCTAGTAGAGACTGTGCAGTAAATGCCTGCATGCGTAACTGCAGCATGCGTTCATCGATACCAGATACTGGATCAAGCTCCTTTAAGCGCTTCGCCTTATGTTCCTCTTTATTAAATGAGGATAGTCGTGCGAGCTCAGCTGTTGCCTCCTGTGAGCCTTTGAATAGTGCCTGCTTAGCACCGACCACATTTGATAGGTTCTGCTCTTGTGCGCCAAAGGCTGCCTCAGTTTGCACCTCTTGAGATGCAGTGTCTGGAGCAAGGTCTGGTGGATTGAATACTTTATCTATAACAGAAGGATCTGTAGCCTGTGCAGCCTTTCCTGCCTCAGTATTAAATACCTTGCTATGCATTGCTGCAGCAATGTTCCCAGGATCTGACGGAGCAAGACCTGTCTTACCCGCCGTGTTACTAGCTAGCTTTGTGGATAGTGCAGGATATTTCTGTGCAAATCCGATGCCGAATGATTCTGCTAATTCTGCCATATTAGATGCGGGGTAAACTAGGAAGTCTTAAATTTCTTCTTTTAGGCTTTTCTAATGCTGGAAGTCTTGGGTTTCGAGTTGTCTCTGCGACTGCTGGCTCTACAGTATCACCATTACCTACTCTGAGATTTCGCACCCTCTGTATAGGATCTACGTCTGCCACTGGCGATACAGATGTTTCATCTACTGCTGGTAGGCTACCAGGATCAACTGTCTCTGGCGTCAATGGAGTATTTACCCTTGGGGACAAGGTACTATCACCAGCTATTTCACCTTGCAATGCAGTGACGGCAGCCTGCCTCGATACAAGTTCGTCAGCTTTCTGACGCTCTGCGACAAGTTTCCTTTGTGCTATGTCACGTTCTGTTCCCACCTGTGCAGATTCTAGATTCTTTGTTCCAAGAGCTAGAGATTCTTCACCCTGTCGAAGGTCAATCCCCGCTGTAAGATTCGCTTTTTCTATTGCATCTTCTTTTTCATTAATGATCGAGTCTGCAATCTTTCGCATTGCTCCAGAGTCTCCAAGGCCTCTGTCTTGTATACTGGTGAATGCACGCGTAAGACTTGATACAGAATCGCTATCGAGCTTATCTAGCTTTCCAGCGAGACTCTCTGCCTCATCCTCTTTAAGGAATTGGAATTTTTGATTGAGAGTATCAAGCTTTCCCTTTAGTACTGTTCGTGCATCTGTAAGCTCCTGTTCAAATGGAATGTCGACGAGAGCGTTAGCTCTCTCCTGGAACTGTGCACCGAGAGCTTTCTGATCTTTAGGTTCTAGTAATTCCCACTGTTGCAGGAAATCTGTCACAGTACCAAACTGTAGTTTTAAATTAGGGTTTGATTCCATTTCTTGCATAGCTTCAGCCTCTAACTGCTCTAGTCGAGCCAGTGCCTCTGCAGTAAATTCTACACCTGGGTCTGTCTGAAGTTTATTTTCTGCTCTATCAAGAAGCCTTTTCTCTCTTCGCCTCTTGATGGATGGCTTTGTATTCTTCGGCATGTTCCTACTCTACACTAGGTTCACTGCCTTCCGACAGACAATCCGCTTCCTCCTTGTCGATGGCTTTTGCGTCTGCCAGTATTATGAGATATATATCTATACGTGGTTCCTCGTCATCATAGCACCAGAACTTCTGTACCCCTTCCCCTGAGACGTACTTATCCTCTCCAAATAGTGCATCTTTCACTGCCTTCGTAATGTTATCGCTATCCGGTTTTGCTTGATGAATACTCCCTGCTAGAGCATCACGCTTCTTCTGGGACCAGGATTTGGCCATTCTGATGTGAGAAAATATAAACATGTTGTACACAAATTGTGCATCTATCTGCTTATCCTTATCTCCTGTAGCACAAAGTCGAGCCTGATCACACCAGTCTCTGTACTTTTGAACACAAGGGCGCACATCATCACCAGAAAGCCACTTGTCAGATTTCTGCCAGGTGGGCTTCCCGATGGGATCTCCTATGATGGAGAATGAACTTCGAATCATCCGATCTTGTCGGCAACTTTAAATCCAATACCAACTACGCCAGAAGCTACTGCTCCAGCGACAACACCGTCTGCGAGAAGGAATACAATTCCAAGTACAGTATCGGGGAATGCGCCTGTGTATAGGGCAAGGAATATAGATAGAACAACTCCTGTACTCATAGATAGATTAATCTTGGTACGAAGAGGGATGTTCGTAGTGTTACCGTTTGTGTAGTAGTCCATGAGGAACTGTAGGACGAATGGAATTGATCCTGCTACACCGATAGTTACGAGTGTTTCCATAGAAATGGGGGTAAAAATTATGGACGAAGATATTGTTTCAGTCGCTCAATGAAGCGAATAAGAGTATTTAGTCTAGGTGGCTTTACACGATGTATAGCCGCCTCAGCTATTTTCAATCTCTTGCCTAAGTATTCCCTATGTAGATCTTCCATAAGGGTCCTTGCATCGAATCCAGGGCATTTGGTGGATTTTAAATCTCTGTGTCCAAGTGGGATTATTGCATGCCCCTGATCTTTAAGCATTACCCATAGTTCGATTAGGGTTTTTAGTTGTTTCTCGTTTGGCATTATTCCTGTTTCATAGTCAAACTCTCCAGAAATGCAAACAGCGACACCGTTCAAATTGCAGTACTCCTCACTGCATAGAGCCTTAGTATGCGCTCCGACATCCTCAAGAGCTCTGAACTGTTTCAGCTGTCCATCATCCTCAATCAAATATTGATACCCACCGTAGAATCCAAGAGAGCTTTTTGGGAACCCCTGACTATGATGATAGCTATTAATCTTGTGGAACTGTGGGCCCGGAGAGGAGTCACCTGACTGGTGGACAATGAAATACTGCTTCATATTCGTAGTATATCATCTAATGATGCCTGCGAAATAGGTGAATTGTATCATCTCGATTGGAGCAACTGCCACAGAACTAGATTCTGTAATAGTGTAGTCGATATGTTTTCCTGTACCCTCAGCCAAAGATGGGTTGTTCTTGATTCTAAATCTTCTGAATTTATTACCCGTACTTGGGTCATATGTGCCAAGTAAATTATTGATTGCGCCAGTGGGCGTATTGTTGACTTCTGTGTTTACGGTCACAGTGGTTGTGGTCCCGGATGGACCAGTAGCTAAGTTCATGCTGTACCATTTTGTATCATCTCCAAACTGCTCAAACTGTAGTCCACGACGGGTAATCGTCATTGCGATAGCAGTCCCATCGTCATCATTCCCTGAATAGAAGGTATACACTTGTCCGTTGTCATCAGCCCCTCCATTCAGGAATCCATTCAATAAAGTGAGTACATATGGCAGCTGTGCAGCGGGCCTTGCTTCGGAGTGCCAAATCCATTCTTTGAAGTCTGTGCGCTCTGAGGCTTCCATATTTAAACATAAATATGTATCATCAGATCGTGCTATTACATATATTCCATCAAGAGTTATTCCGGCGCACAAGTAGTTTGCTGAAGCACTCAGACTTTCTTGTACATAGTTCTTTGATAGTGTTAGAGATTTCACTTCTCTATCTCGAGCATTCAATACTTCTGGTGTAATGGCCTTGATCTGGTTATTGTTATTCATAAATATCTGCATCGTGTTACCGATCGATGTGTAGTTATTTACCATCTCAGGTCTGTTTGTTCCTTCATTCTCCATAATGAGTTTCAACTTCCAGGTTGCTGGATCAGTACCCACAAGGGCGTATGTACGTGTCCTCTCATAGATAATACAGATATCATCTGTATATCTTTTACAAAGGAATACACTACCAGGAATATCCATATATGCATTCTTGCTGAAGTTATCCCCATTATTAAGATCTGAATACCGTACCCTATTTCCTGACCAGGATAGAACCCTTCCTCCAAACTCTTCGATTCCAGTGGATGCGTAGCTATTCACTCCAACATTGTCTAGTCGATCATACCCGTCTGTCATAGTTGTAGTAGAGATTGTAGCTATGCAGCGTCCAGGGTTGAATTTTGCATACTGACCACCGCCAGCTACATACATATTATTACCAGCAGATTTTATTGTAATAGTTGTAGTGTTCGGAGGAGCTGCATCAAGAGGGTCATCAGCAGAGAGAGTTAGAACACTAGCTGTATTTGCCAGAACAACCTTCTTCTCAACTCTTCCTGATCCATAGTCAACCGTGAGAATGGCTCCCACAAGAGCATTGACTACTTGAGATGTATTAGTCGTAAGCGTAACAGACGTTGTTGTAGATGCGCCTGTAGCCGTATCAGAAATGTTAATCGTTGCATCGTAGGTATTCTCTCCATTCATTTCCACAAAGTAGGATCTACTCGTTGGAAATGATACATTCTCTGTATGGTTCCTCCAGCCTCCGAGAAGTGAGCTGTAGAAGTACATCACTCCAGATGATTGCTTTGCCATAGTGAAATCTGTATCAATAATTCCTGTAACCTCATAGAGTCCATACACCTTGCTTCCTGTAGCATGCGTAACCGACTGATACTTAGCGGTACCCTTCCTTTTTTGCAGCCTTGAAAGGTCTGAGCTCACATTAATCAATGAGTCAAACTGCTTAGGTTTCTTACTGATTTCACCCGCCCTATCTGAAACTTGACCATAGAATTTTTGTATGGTCTGCTCACTCATTCCCGGAGCTGCTCTAACTGGAGACATGGACTAATCCTATGCTAATTCTAGGAATGCTGCTAGGGGGAGTACTTCACTAGGAATCATATTTTTCTTATCGAGCTCTAGAACTTTATCCTTTAAGAACTTCAGGAATTCATATTTTACTTCGTATGAAATACTTACCTCTGCCTGCTCTGTATTCCAGCTAACTCCACCCTGTTCATTCACATGCAGCTTCAACCTTTCCCTCTCTAGGTCATTAATCTCTATCATTTTTTCATTATCTTTTATTATTTTCCAGGTCTGTAAATTTGCAGACTGCACACCCTTGCAAATAAGAAGTGCACCATATTTCTGTGAAAAATCCCAAGAAACTTTCATGAATCTATTATACATATGGATCACTCTCTTACAAGCTAATAATATCCAAGGCTTCCTGCAAGTCTATTCTCTCTCTGATTTGCATCAGGATCCATAGTCTGTGCGAATTGAGGTGATGTCTCCTGTCTCTCGTACATCTCTCTTGCTGTAGCAAGTCTTCGATCAAAGCGTACTCTGCGCTTCTCTGCCATATCATCAAAGCTTGACCCCTGATCTTCGAAGTATAGCTGAGCGCCCTTGTAGGCAATAAGATCTCTGAATTCAATAGGGTATAGTGGCTCATCAGTAGCTGTAGCACCCATCAGAGTCCTCTCTGTGTCGTAGAAGTATATCGTTGTACTGGCCAGTGCATTCCCTGCCTTCATCATCTGGACCTTGCTCTTCCCTGAAGCAATATCGTAACCCTCTCTGTAATATCCAGTAGAGTATCTCTTTTGATTCACAGTAATATTCTCATATCGAAGCTCATCAGAATCCTCTAAGCGTAGATTCTCTAGCCAGCTGACTGGCAATAGAAGTATCCCAGATGAGTCTGTTACTGCAGATTGACGTCCTTTTGCAAATCGCTCTGGCTCAAAAGCATACCAGAGAGGCAGGAGCTCAAGCTCTGCATTGTCAAGGTAGTAATCTTGATCAGCCTCAACCGTTAAACCGCCATCGGTCTTACGTTGGATGCTCACCCGAAGATCTGCTCTATCTGTCATGAATGTACTATAGGGTAATTTTCAAGATTCTTCTCATCATTCGATTTCCTAGAACATAATAAGAAAACTAGCTGCGTTAGTCACCGGCAATCCTACGACTGTAAATGTTCCAGATGATGTAAATGTATGGATTGTGCTACTGCCGTCAGTACTTTTTGTACCCCCTGTGCAAACACCAAAGTTTGCAGTGATATATCGGATAATTACTATACCAGATCCGCCTGCGCTACCTGCTTGCTGTCCTCCAGTTCCAGATCCACCACCACCTCCGGATCCAGTATTTGCATCGCCAGCATTAGATGCACCACCAGAACCTGATCCATCCCCTCCAATTCCACTAGATCCTCCAGCACCTCCAGTGTTTGAAGAGCTACGAGCACCTCCTCCAGCACCTGCTGCATAGGTAACAGATGACCCTGTGATGCTATTTGCTGTTCCAGCTCCTCCAGCTCCACCATTATCTCCAGATCCATTTGCACCAACTGCACTAGATCCACCACCACCACCACAGCCATCATTTCCAGATCCTCCAGTACCAGAAGTTCCACCATCAAATCCAGGAGAACCAGTTCCTCCGGCACCCTGTCCAGCATTGGATCCTCCACCTCCTCCAGACCCACCATTTGAACCAGAGCGATTTGTTCCACCAGATCCTCCTCCTCCCCCTCCAAGTGCTGTGACTAATCCAGTCACAGCAGAATCTACACCATTAACACCCCTTGCCGATGTTGTAGAACCAGCACCGCCAGCACCTACAATCACCTCATATGCTCCATTACTTACGTCATTTGCTAATGTATAATCAAGTTCACCTGCACCTCCACCTCCCCCCATATCATATCCACCTCCACCTCCACCTCCAACAGCAAGAATATCAACTGATTCTGTTATTAGTTCTACAAGTCCAAATGTCCCACTCGAGTTAAATGTATGAACTGTATTTGCCCCATCGGTCGTTTTAGTCCCACCAGTACATGTGCCAAAGTCTGCGGTGACATATGAAATTATTACTACCCCAGAACCTCCATCTTTACCATCTATAGACCCTCCTGTTCCGCTACCTCCACCACCACCACCTCCTAAATTGTTTGTACCAGCCACACCAGCTCCAGTTCCCGTACCTGCACCGCCACCACCAGTTCCTCCTGCACCACCTGTCTGACTTGTTGACCTAGCACCACCACCACCTCCACCTGCATAAGTTACAGAGATACCGCTAATTGTGTTGGCTGTTCCTGCTCCACCTGCCCCACCATTGTCCCCAGAAGGTGCGACTCCATTACCTGTTGATCCTCCTCCTCCACCACAACCATCATTCCCTACTCCACCTGTGCCAGAAGCTGCTCCATTACCACCTTGTGTTCCTGTACCACCTGTTCCTTGTGCCCCATCTGAACCTCCTCCACCACCACATCCCCCTCCTGTACCGTTTATTGTTCCTCCTCCTGATCCTCCACCACCTCCACCACTTGCAGTAATTGTAGAAAATATGGAATCACCTCCTATGTCTCCAGGTGTAAGATCTACAGTTTCCCCTGTGCCTCCTGCACCTACTGTTACGGCATAGTCTCTATGGACTACAGCGAATGCTGCATCATATTGATATCCTCCTGCGGCTCCTCCACCTCCCATGTTGCGACCTCCTCCACCGCCACCGCCGATGACTAGAACTTTAACATTTCCCATAATTACTCAGGTTAAGCTTCTACAGAAGTGGCTACACAACCCCATTTTGATGTCACTGTGTCGTAAATAAAACCGACAGTTAGCACTTTGCTTAATGTAGTTGTCGTAGGAAGCGCTGTACCCTTTGCCTCAAAGGAAGCTCCCCAGGTAATAGCTCGTGCAGTTGCATCATCCTTAATACGGATAATCAGCTTATCAAAGTTTGTAGGTGTCCCAGTTAGGTTGGTTGTCATTGATGTAATCGCTACAGCGAGATCTGTAATAGTGACAGCATCACAGTTGTCAGTATTAATTGTAGGGGTTCCAGAACTGGCAATTGTAGTAATTCTAGGAGTGAATCTCTTATTCGTAAGGGTCTGTGTAGTTGTAACTCCTACCGCACCAAGAGTGGTCAGCATCGCTGCTGTAGTTGCGTCATCTAACACTGTACGAGCTGCTGCTGTGAAGTCTGTAACCGATGCAGTACCTGATCCTGTGAAGTACGGTAGTTTATCAGCTGCACTTGTTACCCCTGCAATTGCCCCTAGGTTTGCATCATATGCTTGTACATCGGTTCCGATTACAAGTCCAAGGGTTGTCCTCATGGCAGCCGTAGATGCGTCATCCATAAGAGATCGTCCCGTTGCTGTAAAGGTAGTAAGTGCTGCTGTACCTGATCCTGTGAAGTATGGGAGTGCATCAGCTGCACTAGTGAGTCCTGCAATAGCAGCAAGCTCCGCATCGTACGCCTGTACGTCAGTTCCAATAGCAAGTCCAAGAGTTGTACGCATTGCAGATACTGAAGCGTCGTCCAGTACGGTTCTAGCAGCTGCTGTAAATGTAGTAACTGATGCTGTACCTGATCCTGTGAAGTATGGGAGTGCATCAGCTGCACTAGTGAGTCCTGCAATAGCAGCTAACTCAGCGTCATATGCCTGTACGTCAGTTCCGATCACAAGTCCGAGTGCAGTTCTAGCGCCTCCTGCTGTAGATGATCCAGTTCCTCCATCGGTTACAGGAATATCTGTTCCTCCTACTCCATAGTAATCAGTCCCCTCTACGGCAATGGAGAGCACACCTGTTGTTGTTGTATTCTTTACAAGCCCTGTGGCTAGAGCCCCTAAAGCCTGTTCATTCGTTAATGTTCCATTCGCCACCTGTACAATATATGTTGCATTGCTCGGCGCACCTGTGGAGGCTAGAGCTAATCCAATTTCCTGTAGAGCTGTTTCAAGTTCTGTTCCTGTAAAATATAAACCCGCATCAGCAATAGGAATATCAACTGCAGATACCTGGTTCGTTCCTGTACCCCAGTCAATATGGGTATCATCCACCGAGTTAGCGGCTAGTCCAGATGAAACCACCCGAAGGGCTACATTTCCAGATCCATCCAGTGCAAATGCTCTAAATAGAAGATCGTTGAGTTCATTACTTGGTAGGGCCATACGAACAGTATGCCATTAATCTACTAGCAATGTATATGCAATGCGCTTCCTATGAGGATATAACAATCCTTAATTGATTACTAGAAGTAATTACTCGTCGCATTAGATCAGACAGCTCACCATCTGTAATAGGGTTATCCCCAGATACCTCATCGGTACTCAATGAGACAGTGCCATTGTTATCTATAAGTGCAGGATGGATAAGGTTATTCAACATTGGCTTCATCGTGTAAGGAGATATCAATACTTGCAAACATATCATGAAACTTCTGCTCAATAGCATCAGGGTTTCTCATGTGTGCAGATATGTAGTCTTGGAATTCTCTCAGTACAATAATAAGGCTCTGCATCTTTGGCATCTTCGATTCCATTTCAGCTTGTATTCTTTTATTGACAGTGTTCTCATTACGCATTTTAGCACTCAGGCTTTCTAGCTTCACAACCTCAGCCTCTGTAGCTTCATGCAGAGTCTTTTCACGATCATTCTCTTTTGTAATCCTCTGAAGAATCCTTGCATTGTCAGTCTTCATTACATTGAATTCATTCAGCTTGCCTTCGATCAAAACAGCTGCATCATTTAGCCGTTCCTCTCTACTTGTAATCCTTTCTCCTATCACATCTAGATTCTCATACATCTTATCTAAACTCTTTTGTTGTGCATGCAGCTCTTCTTCCTTAGATTTTACACTAAGTTCTCTTTCTGCAATGCTTTTTTCGTTATGAGGCATGATGGGTGTTCCTGGTAATAAATAATCCTACGCCTTATTCCTCTCATTGAGTGCCACAGCCTTTGAAACCATCTCCTCACACTGCTTCTTGTATGCATGTATCTTTACAAATTCATTCTCATTGTCTTCTTTACGCTTTTCAAGTTTCATTTCTTCAAGTGAAACACGTGCCTCTCTATCTGCGTGTGCCTTTCGTGACTGCTCTAAGGATTTTCTCTCTCTAATCTGTGCCTCTAGAAGATCTGCAAGTTCAGTCTTATCCCTAAATCCCTTTACATCAAGCTCAAGAAGTAGTTCTCGGAGTGGAACATCTCTGCGATCACCTGGAGTTCCCACCTCATCATGAGCCACATGCTTGACCTTTGCCTCCTCCTCTTTTATCTTTGCCTCTCTTTCTGCTGCTGCCTTATGTGCAGCCTGTTTCTCTGCGGTCTTTCGGTTTATCTCTGCATCTTCAACTTCCTTCTTTGCCCTTGCATCTGAAGAATTACGCTCGTCTTCTTTCCTTTTCTCATCTTCCCTATCAGCCTTAGCAATCCTTTCTTCATCCTCTCTACGCCTCTTAAGTGCAGCTTCTTCCATAACCCTTGACTCTTCGGCTTTTCCTTCATCAGATAGCTCATCTATATCTGTCTCACTCACCTCTGGCTCAGAGCCAGTAGCAGGGTCAGACCCTTCACTTGCATCAGATCCATCAATAGGGTCCTCTCTTAATTCCTCCTCTGTAGCAGCTACAGTTTCAGCTCCTGGCTCAGGCTGATTACCCGGAGCGCCTGAAGAGTTACCATCCCCAACTGTTCCTTCGGCAAGAGGCTCTTCTGTTTCAGATTCAAAGTGTGCAATTGCAGCAGCTTTTAAGACAGGCTTTCCATCTGTAGTATTAAATTCAACTTCAGATTTCGTAAGATATTCTTGTAGCTCTGTAATATTCATGATCTTGATTTCTGATAGCTTTGTCATTTGTAGTTGGGGGTAATAATATTCACATAGTACACGAATCTATTAATCTAGCGATAGCCCTGATGGGTAGCCTACTTCCTATGCTTACTTTTTCCAGGGACAAGTAAAACCAGAGAAGCACTGACGAGGCACTGTCTTCCTCTTTAATTCAATCTCCTCCTCAATCTTATGGATTGTCTTTTCCACTATATTTTCTTTCACAGAAGAGAGGACCGCATCGCGATCCCCTTTCTGTTTAGCATTTGCCTTATTTTGATTATCAATGTACTTCTTGGCATTTGCTCTATGTTGTGACTGAGTGACCATCCTGGTCATTATGCCACAGCTGGACCAGTAATACCATCCAAACGAATTGAGCTCTTCGCATTTAGCAACGCTAGGTTACCAAAGATGAGGAACGCAAACTCGTAGTTTAGGTATCCAGCAAGGCGCTGTCCGGACACTCCACTTTGAAGGAGTGCATCAGGAGCGAACATGAATGGAGCCATCTCACCGTACATGAATCCATTTGGATCAATAAGGTAAGCAACACCATCCTGCACCATATCATCGATAAGGAGAGGAGTAGCACCGTCTGGAGAGAAGAAGGTTAGGCCTTCGATTCCACCAGAAAGATTTCCTTCGAATCTGCTTGGGTCATACTGCTTATTAGTAGTCATGAGCCCAGAGATACGCTGCCAGGTTGTGCTATTACACATCCAGAACAGAGCAGATGGATCTGACGCATATCGGCGAGCCTTTATGTGTGCAGATGTAAGAGTAGACAAAGCTACTGTACCAACAGAAGTCGTAGGAGTTGGAACGAACCATGAGTTTCCAGATGATCGATCAACACCTTGGATTGAAGTACCAGTTGTGTCCCCTAGAAGGGAGTGTAGACCAGTAATTTCTCTCCAGGTAGCTGAAGTGTACACACTCTTTCGGACAATAAGGTGGTTGTCTGTAAGAGATACGTTCGCAGTAGACTCAAAGATTACATCATCAGTGATTGAGCTGACAACCACATCAACATAACCAGAACCAGCTACGATCTGAGCACGTGTACCGACCCAGAGTTCATCACCTTCTGCAAGGTGCTGAGTTGGAACTACCTCTGCTGTACCACCGTGATCTACGGTAATAGTAGTGTCAGTAGTCACTGTACCGTTTATGACACAGAGAACACCTTCCTGGCGTCCTACGATCATACGGTTCATCTCGAGGTGGATACGCTCTGCAGCACCGACTGCATTTTCAGTAACTTCATTTGCAAGAGCTTTCTTGTCATCCTGCGTAGTAACGATCAATTGCAGTGTTGGCTGGAAAGAACCTTGAACGAACTTGGCGAAAGCCTGAGACTCTTTGCTGTAGTATCGACCGACAGCAAGAGCTTCGTTTTCACCAGCAGCACGAATACCACCACCGAAGCGAGTAGTTTTGTGCTTAACTTCGAAGTCGTATTTCATAGACATACGCTTCACTTTCTGGACGCGCGGCGTCATTGGAGAACCTGTTCCACGTGAGACTTCAGGCTTTTCCATACCAATTGCACGAAGCATTGGCATGTCCATAGCCATTCTCCAGAAGTTCAACTGGATCTCTGGCACAATGGTTTCCCGAAACATCACCGCGGAGCGGTCTGATAGTTGTGTAGGCATCTTAATTGTGGGGTTAGTAGATTGGGATATTGTCACCCAGTAGATTATTCATCGAATGATGCATCTACCTTAGCCAGAAGCCTATCCATTGAACCTGCACGATCACCTGGATTCCATAGGGTCTCATCAGCTTCAGATGTTTTCACATTTCCGCCTCCACCTTTTGGAACTTCTGGTGCACCCTTCTTCTTTTCAACCTTCTTCACTGTCTTGCTACCTGCAGAGATCAGCTTAATGATGGCCTTATAGTCAAGGGAAGCACGTGCTTGGATTCTAGGGTTGTCACTTTTAGACCATTTGTCGACACGTGCCATGATCTCCTTTTCAGTAAGATCAGTCTTCGTCTTCTTCATAACGGCTAATAGATCCGCCCTATCCTTCGCAAGGAATTCAGTTTCCTGAATTGACTTTACGGAGTTTTGCATCTTCGATACTCCTTCGATATCAAGTCCTAGTGACTTTATGAATTTCTTTCCCTCAGCAATCTGCTCAGGGGAGTACCCGTCTTTAAGGAGTTTTTCATCTGTCTTATCCTTATCAGACTTTGTGCTGTCCTTTGCCGCAGCGATCTGCGCCTTTAATTCAGCAATCTCAGTGTCTCTGATATTCTTGTCGCTAACGAGCTCCTTAATACGCTTCTGTGAACGATTCGGTTTCTTCTCTTCTTCCTCTTCATCGAGGTCGTCGAGATCATCTTCATCGTCTTCATCGTCGTCATCAGAATCTTCGTCATCATCAAGATCATCTTCAGCATCTTCAGAATCGTCCGAGGTATCGCCCTCGTCGGCGGCATCCGATTCCTTTTTAGCTTCGGCCTCATCGGCCTTTTCTTTTTCGACGATAGCGATGTCGTCTTCTGCTGCAAGTGCTTCTTCAGCCTTTGCTGCAAGTTCCGCTCTAATATCTGCCATAATGGTATGGGGGTAGTGCCACGTTTTTTAATGAGGGAACGATCCTCTCTGGCGGGAAGTATAAGGAGTATTGTTGATTGGATTGGCCTATGGATGAATGAACAATACCTAAAGAGTACATACAACTCTTGTAAGAGTACTAATCAATCCACTTCACTACTACTGATTCATACCTGGGATCGGCTGTGCAGCTCCTCCGAGTGCAGATGCAGCCTGATCAAGTCCAGCTGGAACCTCTGGAGCCTCATTACCCTGTGCTTCAGATTCACCCTGTCCACGCATGAATTCCTCTAGGTTTCCTGGAGCTTCTGGATTTCCTCCATCACCCATGCCCTTTTGCATAAGCATTGCATGTTTCTGAGCCTGTGCGTTCAATAGCTCTGACGCTCTCTGATCACCATTCTCCATCTTCTCCTTTGCTTTCTTGGCATAGAAGTCCTTCAGGAATTTATGTGGATCAGTCCGTGTGACAGATACAGCTTCCCCTTCCACGATGAGCATAGCCTTACCCTCTGCAATGATCTGCTGTGGATTACGCAAGGTCTTAAGCTTTCGAACCATCTCTCTTCCAGCTCCTATATCGATAGTATCGAGGATCACAGAGTCCATCACAGGATTCATTCCAGGCTGCCATCCAGTATTAAGGATCTGTACGAGGAGCTCCTGCTTATGGATACTCTTGAAGAATGGACCAACGACGATCTCTACATCCACACGCATGAATGGGCGAATAATAACTACACCATTATCATTAGTGATTGTGTCCTCATCATCATCAATATCTCTATCGACGTCATCTGTAAGATCTAGATTGTCCTTGAATCTCTCTCCGATAACCTTAATCTCTTTTGACTCACCAGTATTTTCATCGTATCTGTACAGAGTTTGAACCTCATCCCAGTTGTCAGACATGATGCGTAGCATCTTTATAGCAACCCTCTCAAGGCAGAGCCTGAAGTTGTCGACATCGTCAGAGCTGTTCTGCTCATCGAGTGCAGAGCTCTGTGCGAGAGCCTTTCCAGAGGTATCCCCTGATGGCATGTTCCCGAGAGTGGCACTATGAACACCTGTGATTTCCTGGTACTCAGCCTTAGCATTCTGTAGATGTGTGAAGTGTGTACTAGGCAGAGGGTGCATCGGAAGCTGTACAAGATCACCTGGCTGTGCCTCAATAACCTGAGCACCTATTCCTCCTACAGGAATAGTGATTCCCTTCTTTGTGACGATCCATCGACCCTGACCAAACATTCCAACGTAGGCCTCAATAGTAGAGAATACGCTATCGATAGATTTACTTGGATCCACCCAGTCAATACATGGAGGCCTTGCATGGAAGTCCTCATCATCCTTTGGAGAGAATGAGTCAAAAATATCTGAGAGGTATGGATAGTCAATCTCCTCACGGTAGATCACTGGAGATGCACCACCGTCTGGAGCCTCTACTACAACCTCATGAAGGATGATGTTCTTTGACTTTGTGACCATGACAGTATTCTCTTCCATGATTGGATCTCCAGCGTCATCTACTCCGTTCTGGATCTCCTCTACAGTTTCCTCTTCATAATCTCTAGACACGATACGGAATCCGTAAATTGTATTGATTGTTCGCCTTGTATCCCTGCTCTGGCCTGTCTTCCCTTTCAGGAACTGTTCCTGCAGTCTTGACTCAGCAAGCTTCTGATCTGGAGAAAGTTTCAATGCCTTTGCAGCAGGGTATGTTTCCTCGAGCCAGTCGATATGCTTCGGCAGAGAAATACAAAGCCATCGCTTATCACGAATAGCTTCTGCAGATGGATCACTGTATACATCCCAGAGAGAGTAAGAATCAAGAACGGGTAGATTCAGTTCATCATCAAACCTCATATACAGGAGTCGACGCCCCTGCTTATATCCAGATCGAATTGCTCTCTTCATCTCTCTCTTTACGGACCGCTCCGAATCACCTGACCCTGACCAGATATGTTGCAAGGCAGCATCTGCAGCTTCTATCTCTGCATCAGAGACATTACTGAGTTGCGACTTACGAGGATTCCATCGTGGATCATTTGCTGTGAGTCGTGTAGTGATCACAGACAATGTGATCGGCCAGAGGTTTACCGTCCTCCAGATCTGTCCAGGGAGCAGTGCATGCTCTTTAAACATTCCTTCCTTTGTGACAGAGACTCTATGGTTTCCATCTGCAAAGTTCATACAGACAGCAACCTGACCTTCCCAGAGAGGACGCTCATCTTTACAGGATTCTATATAGCGACGCCATCTAGCCTGAATAGCTTGATCTTTAGCGATCTCTTTCGAGGCTTCACTATTGCCAAAGATGTCATTAATAAGAGACATTAGATTTGATTGCGTAAGTTCTGCATAGCATCATCAGATAGATTATCTGGAACACTGGGGCCATCATTAGGGTCCAGTTGAATCTCTGCCTTTTCCTGTTCATCTGTAGATTTAATAGCTTCTTTCATTGCGCGAATCTGAAATGGATCACTGGACTTTTTAAACATAGCAAGATTCAGGATCATTTCCTGCTGCACTTTTACAGTTTTATATGAGAAGTAAACCACAATTCCGATGCCCGTGACCTGTACTACACCGAGAATAATGATAGCTATTATCGTTGACATGAATTCATGATAGCAGTAATCACTGGAACAATGCCATGTAATGCAGTACACTACCGGTTGATGGTATCAAATTCATATCACCTGGTTAAAGTTTATCGTCTTCGATCAAGTATGACTACAATCAGTCTTGCAAAGCGCGCGAAGCTGACCCCGAGAATAATTCACATGATAGAAAAGGATCCAGATTACAACCCTACAAGGAGAACAATGATTCAATTAAGTGATGCGCTAGGTGTTCCTCCGAGTGTACTCTTCTTCCCTGAAGAGGAGCTCGACAAGAGACAGATGATCAGCACACTGGTTCTTTTTTGCATGGAAAACCTCAACATAGATGAAGCAGATGTCCTAAGGACCTTGCAAAATATGTCCCTTAACACACATCCAGTGCTTTCTCCTTCTGATACTCATACTCCGCATCTTCCAGCTGCTTCATAAATGCCCTTGGAGTCCTTGGAATGATAGGATTTGAATCCTCTTCGCTGAACAATGGGGCTGCACAGGACAAGATTAGGTAACGTAATGCATCCATAGCATGATCGCAGTTACTTGTCAAGACTCCATTAGCATAGTACATACCATTAGCAGTTTTCAAGTTGTAAACTGGCTTCTTTCCTTGTCTTGTGTCCTGCACTGATAGTACACGCCCCTGGACAATGTTGTGATGGATTATTTTTGTGAACATATTTCTTTTTACCGCATGTTTTACAGATTCTCCATTCATAGTATCTATTCTCTTTATTATATTGATTAGATCTACAGTTTGAATTGCAGAATGCTGGAGGTCTCCACTTTCTAACGATCTTGGATTTAAATTCTTTATTACAGAATTTACAAATATACGTTTTAAGTGGCTTCTCGTTTTGATGAATTCTTGTATGGTCTGCAATATCGAGACACATAAGATTTTGAGGATGGTTATTAAGAGAATTACCGTCCTCGTGATGAATCTGACACCCTGTAGGAATTTCTCTCTTATAAACCTTTTTCCATAGCTCAACATGGTACCTCTTTTTTGTGGAAGTGTTGACAAAATAGTCTCTTCTTGATCTTCCTGATTTTGTATCAGGAGCATCTGGATAACGATAATACACAACTCCGTCAAGCCAGACTTCTTCCCTTGATCCATGGGCATCGCTTCTTTGTTTTCTATTACGCATATATGATCATTGTATTTTATGTCACTCATAGCAGTCAACCCTTTTCCTATAACAAAAACCTGATGACCTGGAGTCGCTTCAAGTGTAGTATTCTTTGTTTGTATAATCATTGTTTCTTCAACACCTGTACAGTTAGACTCTAGTACTTCAGTGAATCCTCCTGCGCTCAACACAAAATCTCCCACAGAAACATCTGATATACTTTTTTCTCCAGAGTTGGTAATTACATTGACATTTTTAGGAAAACATTTCTTAATCGGGACTTCATACAGAGATTGATCGAGAGTCCCTACTCTTTCCTTTGGCCAGCGATACAGATCAAACTCCTCTCGGGTTTTAATGCAGTCCTTTGTAATGAATAGCCTTGGTGATCCAAGCACAGATTCCCCGTCCTCAGTTCTCTTATATGGATTCGGATGCATAGGATCCCACTGCAGGTACTCCTTCATACGCGCTAGACCTGAAGCAATATCATTCTGCGTTCCAGGACGACAGATAACCTTGTGCCTTCTGAAGTCATCGGCAATAGAGTATCGGTGCTCCTCTCCTGGCTTGTAGATAAAGTTCACCTGTGTCTTATTGAAGATACTCGGGTCTGGGAACTTGATGTACACATAACCATCTGAGTCCATCGGTGCGTACTCATGGAGCCACATAGAAGCTTCTTTAATAGGGCAATCCCTTCTATAGAATTCCCGGAAGACCGTGAAGTTGTTGTCATGATCCTGATTCACAAAGAGGAATACCATAGGGTTGGTCTGACCGTAGTCCATACAGATATCGAAGTTCTTGAAATCTTGACTATGGATCATATTGAGATTCTCATGGTATTCACCATAGACTTTTCCAGTAGAGAAGATGAAGGCTTCCTCTGGTTCTGACGGATAGAGCTCAGGCATACGTTCTCGCAGCTCATACTTCTTATGGTCCCACCAGAGCATCTGCTCCTTTGAGAGAGGTGTTCCATCAGAGTTTCTGTACTTTGCTTCAATCACCTTACATTCATCTGGGAAGAATAGCCTGTCATCTGACTCCCAGTGTGTTGCATTCTGTGGATCATCGAACCAGGGGAAGAAGAGAGGTAGCCATTCTGGCTTCTCTCCTGACTGTAGTATATTCCAGTTATTCATGAAGGTTCGCTCAAACCAATTTCCTCTACCGTTGGCCGTAGACTCGCACAAACAGACGTTTCCAGGCGATAGAGATTCAAGGGAGTCCTGAAACTTTGCCTCATCTTCGAAGTATGCAATCTCAGAAAAGTGAAGGTACGTCGGTGTCATACCTCGGGCTTCAACGTCAATGGAGTACTTGGATCCAGTGCGCTTCACTACGATCTCTGACTTCGTGGTGTACTCGAGCTCGGGCAAAAGACTTGGATTCGTATCCTGCAGAGTCTTAATGGCGAAGTTCGGGATATCATGGAACAGCTCTGTCACTGTCTGCTTACGGTGAGCAATGGAACGACACATCTGGTTCGGGCTGTATAAAGCCTTGTCCAGGAGATAGATAGCGATCCCTGTGGTTACTCCGAGCTTACGTGGCTTCAGGATGATGACGCGCTTATGGCCATCCTCTAGAGCCTGATAGATAATCCTCTGTGTCCTATTCGGGACAAAGATGATACGTCTACCCTCAAGCCCTCTGTTCTTTGTTCTGATACTGTATAAATTATTGAGTCGCCAGTATTGATCTCCGGCAATTCTCTCGAGAGCCGACTGCTGATCCACCTGTGCATCTTGCATATATGGAGAGTATAGCAAATCGGAAATGGAATTAATATATGAAATGCTCTCACCTATGTATGGTGAACTTATGGGCTTAACCGATTTAGAAAATCAGAAATTCGATGACGACGGCAATGTGAAAACGCGGCCATCATCAGGAATCACAAGTATAGTGAATAGCACAGCAGTATTACTTGCTGCAGGGGCTGTATACACTGGAATCTGGGAAGATGTTGATGATTATAATGCAGTTATTGTCGCCGTAAAGACAGATCAGAATGGTACATTCAGTGTCCAGTTCTCACCAGATGGAATAAACCAAGACTCTACACTCACTCGTTATTACAGGACCAATCAGATTGAACCACCTCATAGATTTACCGTTACACGTAAATATGTTAGGGTAGTCTTTACGAATACCAGTGCTTCAGATCAAACATATCTACGTCTACAGACAATGTTTGGAATCAAGGGGGATCTAAATGCACCTACGGACTCCATACTTGCACAGGACTTTGATGCTATTGTTGTACGTCCAACCAATTATAACGCTGAGGTAGCCCTAGGGCGAAGGCAAGGTGCAACACTCTGGAATAAGTTTGGATACAACTCAGATGTAGATATAGGAACAGAAGTTATTGCTTCATGGGGAGGAACATTTGTTCCAATGACAACAGCCAGGACTCTATCAGTTGTATCAACTGACGCAGCAGATGATGGTTCCCCAGCAGGAACAGGAGCTAACAGTATTATTATCTATGGTGTAGACGCAAACAGACAGGCTCAGACAGTTGTTGTAACAATGAACGGTACAACACCAGTCGTTACTACAGAGACATGGCTTGGTGTAAATCGTTTATCTATATACATATCTGGCACAGGAAAGGTAAACGCAGGAACAATAACAGCTACAGCTACTACAGATTCAACAATACAAGGACAGATACCGATAGGAGTAGGAACATCACAACAATGTATATTCTTCACACAGTTAGATCATCAGGCTATTACTGAATGGCTTACATTGAACACACTAAAGCAAGCAGGAGCTAACCCCGTAGTAACAATTAAAGGATGGGTGTATTCAGCAGTCTCCAATTCAAAATACGAAGTAGTAAGACATTCTATAGACACTGCCGTAGAGAACCATGTTGAACTAAATCCACCACTCCCATTCCCAATAGGTGAAAGATCATGCTTCTAGCTAGAGGCTACAACAGATAAAGCAGACACTATTGTCAATGCACGATTTAGCTTGATTGAGGTTCGGGATGCTGATGCCTAATAATATAAAGCCGTATAGCCTCATAGTTGATCTTATCAATACAGTTGTCATCCTGATGGCAGTTCTTTTCTCTTGAGATCTTCAGAGCAATAAGGACCTGAGAAAGGATCACCGGATCTATTCCATCGTCCCCGAAGTTTGCCTTATAGATGTAACAGGTGTCCTGAAAGTTCTCTAGAACCTCTCCATACTTCTCTCCGCGTTCATCTGCGATATCTGCAGCTTCACGTAGAATTGGACCGTAAGAGGCCACTTGTTTCTCTCCTTCAAAACATTCCTTACAACTATTTCCATTAAGGTCACTATAGATATGATTACCTTTGGGTAGAATTTTTTCACATGATATACATTCTGAATTATTTCTTGATTCTCTTGCTGCGGTCATATTAAGTGGGGTAAATAATGTTTAATAGATTTAAAAATACTCTTATCGAAGTCATCCTGCTGCAGTACCCAGGATATATAGTCAGTAGGCAGATCGATGATCTTCTTCCCTCTGTGCTTTCCGAAGGGCATAGTTTCTGGGATGCCGTTGCTGATCTCTAACCACTTGGCAATTGTTTCATCGTCAGTAATACCAATGTCTTGTTGAATTTTCAACATATGAGCGAAGAGTCCGATCATTACCATAACGTCACCCAGGGCATCATGCGCCTTCAGATCTTCATCTGGTACAGGGAATCCAATACGATCTTTCAGGTCCTGCAGCTTATGATTTGGCTCTCCTCTGAGTACATGACGTGCGACCTTACAGGTACAGATGTGTTGTGCAGGAACGATACCTTCCTGAGCCAGCACCTTTAGGTCGTAGTCCGCATTATGGCAGACGACGATGCTCTCCTTAGCGAGATCTTGTAAATCATAGAAATGATCCGACCCCGGGAATAACAACTTATCTTTTAAGGACTCCATGCTAATCCCGTGCACCTTCTCAGCACCTTCTTCTATTGGTTCAGTAGGAAGGAAGTATTCCATACAGCGTTCCCCTGTTGGATGATGCTCCCAGGCAAGCTGAATGAGCCTGTTATGTGTGAAGCCTGTAGTTTCTGTATCAAGGAAGAGTAGGTTCATCGTGTGTAGGGAATAAGAACGAATGCTAGAGCATTGACGCTTATGAGACAGAAGAAGTATAAGAGACAAGCCCTCCAGAGAGAGTACTGACTAAATGGACCAGGAATATAGGACCTGGATAAATGCCAGCCAATAGGGAATCCGGCAAGCCAGAGAACTGTAGATAGCGTCTGAAAGATGTATACGAATGCCAGTGATATAAATTGAGTATCGTTCATATGTTCTTGAGGGAATTAATTAAGCGATTATTAGCATGACATGCCTGTACAAGGAGCGCCTGCGTAAGTAGATCTGGATCCTTTGCCACTAGAGCCTTGAGCTCATCAGATAGAACGAATATGGCACGTTCATGTATCTCCTCTACAGGGGACTGCTTAACCTTTACTGGTCTCTTCTTCTGCTGTGGATTCTTAGTCATAGTATGAAAAGTAGAAAATAAATGCGAATATTATACCAATAAGAGCTTCCATTATTCTTTACTGGAATCGGATACAACCTCTCCATCTTCAATAACAAACCCCATTTCTCCTGAATCGTCAACCATCTCGACGAACACCTGGAAGTCATGTGCCTGAGCCATCACTCCTAAGGCCTTTAAATTATCTTTGTCTAGCAAGGATCCATCCTTGACTATCATGACCCTTAGATCGGGATTCTGGGACATACCGATGGCAGTACTCACTTTGATCTGTTCTGAGGAGGACAGCTGACCGAATGGAATATCTCTAAATGTGACCTCATCACCTACAAGGGAAAGCCCTTCTACTGGCATCTCAGCCTTATCTAAGGCATCGAGCTTCTCCTGGTCCAGCTTCTTTATGAAGGCAGTTCCAGAATCATACTTGTCAGCCTGCTCCTTGTACTCTGCAGTGAGTTTCTTCTGATCTTTCTTAATTCTTATATTTTTATTAACTAATTCAGCATTATCAATTTCATCCTGGATAACTGATAGATCTTTTTTCACCCTACCAGCCATGTAATCTTTTGCATCCGTCTGCTTCGCTTTGGCAATTTCAAGTGCATCTTCTAATTTTTCGACCTCTGCTGTCGCATCTCGTAATACTGATACACCCTTATCAAAGTCATAGTTATTATCGGTTTGCTCCTGATTCTGCTTCAATAGATCCGCTACTACCACCTCTTCATCAGGAGTATTACTCGGGAAGTCTGGAAGTGACTCAACCGCACCCTGTAAGCGATCACGCTCACGGCCTATGTCTGTACGCTTAGCAAAGACCTCTGCACGTTTTGCTTCATGCTCATCAAGGTCGATCTCAATATCTACAATAGAGAGGAGTAGCTCCTTCTGATCTTTCATCTTCATTCGGGTGAACTCTAGAGGATCGAAGCTGAGATCTCCGAGGATCTGATCGAGCATCTTCTGTGGAGAAGAGAACTTCTCCCCTTTAGATCCAATGACAGAGAGTGATTCCTTTCCTCCGGCTATCCAAGTTCGACGGACTGTATAATCATCGAGCTCTACCTCTACCCAGGCTTTCTTCTCTCCATATCTTACAGTCTTTGTCGTAAGCCTAGCGACATCTGACTTACTCCCGCCAAGAGCGAGGACCATAGAATTGATCAGTGAGCTTTTACCCTCACCATTTTTTCCAGAGATGATGATGGTGTTACCCTTTTCATCTAGGGAGATGTCGAATAGCTTCATTCGCATCATATTCTCGCCGCGTAGTGCATGTACTTTCATACTGTAGATTAGAAAAATTAAATAAAAATAGTATCGCCTTCTGTCCAGGCAACAGATTCCTGATTGTATGTTTCTCGTACACGTTTAATTAAATGCTTCAAGGCATCAATATTCTTATCCTCTATCGTAAAAACGAAAGCAGCATTCTGCCAGGTCTGCCAGTTTTCAGATCCTGCCTTAAAGTGCATCTCTGCACAGCAATCATGCACTGCGTTCCTTATAGCCCCAAAGAAGTCTGACCAGTCTCTCTGCGAGAGCTTATCATCTGAATTGCCGATCTGGACCGTGATTGTTTTCATAATAATAGGGTTAAGGAATGGTAATTTTAGTAATCGTCTTCTTGGCAGATGGTATTGGTTCACCAGATTTCTGTACGACAGAAGTTTCAATAATAGCTTTCTTTTCTAAAGATGTTGTAGATAACTCTGTACCAGTATGCTCATGTTTATATTCTGGCCTCTTCGCCCAGGCAGGGGTCTCATCCTCCTCCAGGAACTTTCCATCCATAGCAGGCTGATCCAGACGAAGCATATCCTCAACTTCAAAGACGCGACGGCAGGACTTAATCTCTCCCCAGGTCCTGACTCCGCTTCGCATCGAGGACTTCTGATTAGTACGATTCCAGATCCTTTTAGCTGCAAGGAAGTCTTCGAAGTGTTCATCGAGCTCCTGTTCATCCTGACACATCTCGAAGAGGTAGTTCTTTCTATCGATACCACCGAAGAGGAGAACCCCTACTGCATCGATCTCACCTTCCCCCATCTCCATCCAGGATCTCCTGTAGGCTCCCAGCTGTCCCCAGAAGGAATCATATATACTCTTTCCCGTCTTAAAGTCCACCATGACTCTAGCAGAGCCGAAGTGCCCCCCAGTGACAATGATATCTGTCGTTCCTGCGAACCAAAATTCCCAGGAGTAGAGGGTACACTCAAGCGCAGGTTTACCCGTCAGACGATTAACGAGTGTCGGGTAGCCCATATCAGCATGCCACTCCTTAAAGGACTCAAGCCTTCTCCATTCATCGTATGCAAGCATGTCATCATCTCTATGGAATTCTTTTTTATACTCATGAAAGCTCAGGACCTCTCCTTTCACAATGCGTTCAATGTGCTGATGAACACGTGATCCACGTGCACCTCCTGCATTACGAGCTGAAACAGCATCTCCATATGTCTTCTGTTTAGCGAGCCACTCCATGAACTCTCGACCCTTTGGCCAGACGCCTAGCAGCGTAGTCACGCTCGGAGCCTGATCATCAGTGATCTCAATACGCTTCTCTTCAAACCAGATGTCCTTGTCTGGCATATTGTAGAATCGTTCGCCGCTGGTTGGTGAGAATGTGTACATAATTTTAGAAGGGGGTCTACGCAGGAATTCAAAACCTTGTGAGCTTTACAGTTATCACGACCCCCAGGGGATAACATATTAAATCTACCAGCCTTCTGGCCCATCTTTCTTCTCTTCTGAAGGTTCAGTCTCAGTATCATCCATAAACTGCTTCAGCTTAGGATCTTCCATCTTCTTTTCCATGTCAGCTGCATCTGCATGCGCTACCTCTGCAGCGATCTTTGTTGCATCACCGACTCCAGACTCCTCGATGTACTCTTTAGTCTCCTTGTTCTGCTTAATGGCCTCCTTCTTATTGCGAGGCTTCTGGCTATGGTCTGGCTTCTCAATCTCTTCCTTTGGGGTTACTACCTCAGCCTCTACAGGCGTAGGACCTTCAAAGTCTTTAGCAATGTCATCGACAGTTTCAGCCTTAGTGACCTCTGCAATCTCTGGAACTACTTGCCCCTCTTCTAGCTTTGGAAGGCTGTCCTGCTGTGTAAAGACTCTTGGATTAGCGACGAGGTATGAAATATGACGAGGATCGAAACAGATGATTGAACTCTTGTCTTCTGTATTACCCCAGGCTCTTGATGTCTTGAAGGCAAACTTCTGCTGAAGAGTTTCTGTAAGAGAAAGGAGTGAGTCATCGATCAATTCCTTCTGATCTGCACCAACACGGCCAGAGATTTCAAACCCCTTGATGAAGTCCGTAGAATTATCGAAGGCTGGCTTTGAGAAGAATCGAATCACGTGAGAGAACATCACCTTTGCTCCGGCCTCCTTGTAACAGGCAGGCTTTACAGAATGGAATGACTCTGCGTCTGCCTCACTGAATCCGAGAGGCTTGAACTTCTTATTTTCACATCCTGTATTGTCTGTGGCTGCGAAGTTGAACTTGTAGACCTCTCCATCATAGAGAACGTACGCTACATACTTTACTCCAAGATCTGTATGTGAGGTGTCCTTTAGATGCTTAATAGACATGTCTGGCTCTGCCTTATTCATATAGGGGAGGCAGGCAACGATCTGATCCTCTCCTGTAGAGCGATCAAATAGGACGATTGGATCAAAGTTGCTCCTGTACTCACTAGAGCTAAAGGTGGTTTCTCCTGCTGCCTTATCGTAGAACTTCAAGTGCTGTGCGTCCCGGAGTACGATACCGAGGAACTCGTTACCGATATCAGTGAAGATAGGGTCTTCACCCTGCTCGACGTTTCCATCGAATACGAAGAAGTTTCCTACTGGAATACCCTGTGATCGTGCATCCTTCTGAAGATCAATACAGAGTCTGATCTCTTTCATCTTTGGATAGCTGCCCTGGCTCTTATCGGCGTACTCTGCGTAGCCGTCAACTGGAAGTAATTCTTTTGTCATAATTGTGTCTGGAAAGTATTAAAAGTAAAAGGACTATACATGTTTTTCTGGAAACATTTGCTTGTGGGTTTGCACGATTGCATACCTAGCTGCAACAGAATCATACTGCACAGCAGGTCCGGTCTTATCGTGCTTCTCCCAGAGCTCTTGGGCTATACTCTCGAGCATGCCCTCATGAGGGTCTTTTAATATACAGTGGAAATCTTTCATATTTATTCAGTGGGTAATGATTGTAGGAGAACCATACAAGAGTACTCCAAGTTAAGCAAGCAAATACTCTTGAAAAAACACCCGATTGTAGTCGGGTGCTTCTTCTGCTTGTAACCGCTCAGAATAATGTAATTCTATAGAATATGATTACCCCTGTCGAGATGCATCGTATTTATCCTGCTGTGACTTGATCCAGACCTTACGATCTTCTGATTCTGTACTATCCAGCTTATGTTTAGTGGACTGCATGAGTGCACGCTTACTCATACGTGTAACTATTATCCTATTGAATGGCTTAAGTGTCTGCTTCTTAATATTGGTCGGTACACGTGTACTGACAGCCCGGAAGCGCTGCCTAGCCGGGATAGTCTGAGGGACTGGCTTTGCTACTTCTGTAGCTTCCTGTAGGCAGACGACCTCTCTGCCGTTTCTAAAGAGTTGTCCATCAGGACATGCGGGGACCGTGAGTCCGAGGGCAACAATGAATAAAGATTCAAACATAAAAGGGTTGGGAAATTATAAAGAATGCAAATATTTAAGGGGGTTGATCCACCCCATCATACCATTTCCTCCGTTCATTACCTCACAGGGGTGAGTAGTCTGATCACCATCATCACAGAACCAGAGGAACCGGAGTCCGAAGTGTAGATGCGGAGCTGAAGAGAATCCAGTGTCACCGACAAGGCCGATGACATCCCCGGAGCGTACGACCTGCCCCTCCTTTACATCTACTCTGCTCAGGTGAGCGTACACTGTCTCGTACCCTGCATCGCCATCACGGATACGGAGCTTGATATTGTTGCCGTAGCCCACCTTGCCATGAACACTATTCTTATGACTGGACCTTGTAGCGAATACAACTCCATCATGTGCCGCGTATACTCGATCACCTTCATCAGCTAACCAGTCGATTCCAGGGTGTCCCCCGAGGCCCATACCTCCGTATGCCTTTATATGAGGTGTGATTCCATAGCCCTGTGTCTGAATCATGTCCGATAATAAAAGGGGAGGGCTCAAGCGAGCCTCCCCTTCATAAAATGCCTGTGGCGGTCTGTTCATCTTATCGTACTTATCTCGTAAGTACCTTCCCTGTAACTCTTGTATTGTAGCCTCTCTATGAATGTTCTGTATCCTAATCTCGGCATACTGCTGCTCTATATCTTGAGCGTATAGTAGTACCGTGAGCATGGATGCAAATAAAAGATTTATTAAGAAGAGAGTGAATTTCATACTTTATGGGTGAATTATAGATACTGTAGGGTTCTCTGGAACCCCTGTCGAGCGTATGCGATTCAATCCGTCTTGCCCAACGCCGCTCCAAATATCAAGACGAACTCTTTTTAAGTTTTCGTCAATCATACCTCCACGATCCCAACAGGTAAAGGTCTTGTCGTTGATAACGAACTTGGTACGGAATGGGTATTCAGGAGGACAGGCGACTACCTTGTAAGCATCGTTACTTGTGAGCTTGTACGTTGATGCTGTAGATAGACAGTCACCTTGGCAGTTCACCTTGAAGTCTAGGATGTATCCGTTGAATAGGTCTTCTCTTTGTATGTGCTTGTATGCGTACTCTTTGCTAATAGCATAGAACGATATACCCATCATCGCATTTTTGTATATAACAGTATCTCCATCTAGGTACATCTGACCGTTAGCAAGCATCTCGTCTACATCCTTTGGTAGACCACTCTTTCTAAAGTAAGATGTTTGGTTCGGTAGTGGAGTGTAGTACCGAGAGAGTACGAAGGTCTTCTCTGGCTCTGGAAGTTTCACTGGCTTACTGATGTCCAGCTTGTATATCCACTCATTGAATTTAAGGCCCGCGCACTGTGTCGGTGATGACTCTCTATGAGCTTTGATGTCCTTAATGTCATAGAGTGACACTATGTTACCTAAAAGAGTTTTAAGGGCCTTTATTTGCCTCGGATTCGGCATCTCATCTGTAAAGTCTCCAGCGAGAACGATCTGCACAGATCGGAGGTTGTCTTCCTGATTACGTGTGCAACCGGCACGATGATTCAGATTGTGCACTGCAATGGTTTCTCCGGTGGAACCAATGAAGTAGTGATAGCAGATGAATACACCTGGCCTGAGCTTTGACTCTGGGTAGTATGTTTTGTGCTGATTACTCACAGCGGTAAACTGCTCTTCTTTTTTGCTACCGGTATGATGAATGATGATGGTATCGATGGGAGCTACTCGCTCCCTCCTACTAAAAAATCAGCAGTGATAGCGAAACAGTCTGCAATGCTCATGTAGAGAGGTGCTCCTGCCATCCAGTTGGCTGACTTCTTCAGCTCCTGACATTCTGCCTGATTACCGGAGTGACATTTCTCCTCTCGAACGCGAACCGTATTACAGGCGTCCTCCTGCATCTTTGTAAACTTCTGCTCTGGAGTTTCTGCAAAGGCAGTGTATACCTTTCCTGAGAGACCGATGACAGTGAAGAATCCAAGGATTCCAAGTAGAACGTATCCTGCAAGCTTGCCGAGGGTGTCGTATTCTGATAGTGATTTCTTCTTCTTGAATGTTCCATTGTTGTTCTGGTTGTATTTAGTGTGTCTCATAATATTGAAGGGAAGGGGTTGAAAAGTGTCCGGTGATGTGGCCGTTGTTTTTCATATGTAGTGTGTAACTACAGTTTAGGTAGGGTAATTATGTGTCTTGGTGTTGTGTCTATCTCTTCGATTTCAGGTTTTGTCTCAAGGATCTGCTCAAGGCCAGAGAGTCCTGCAACCTTCGTGATCTCTGCCATAAGGGTTCTACCTGCCTCTTCTGGGGTCATTCCAAGGTGTGTAACACCGTCCTTGGCTGTCTGACGAATCAGATGCCCGATCATATCAATAGTGTTTGGAGGGCTTCCCATGCTTGAGAGTGTTCCAGCTCCTGGCTCTTCAGATGTACTGATGTACAGAGAGCTTACGACCTGCAGCCAGACTTCATCACCAAACTCCGCCTCGAAGTCCTTTGCGACCTGTACATGCCAGGCGAGTAGGCGCTTCTCTACAGCCTCAGTAGTGAGTGCTGCATTCTTGATAGCATTCTTCATCTTGCGTTGCCTCTGTGGCTTCTTATGTGTTGTCTTGTGAGGGTTTTTACCCATAGGGTTTGGGGGAAATGGTTATTCTAAGTCTTCAAAGGGATCAAAGTCTTCATCAATATTCTTCTTCAGAAACTCTAGGAGTTTTTTTAGTAAAGACATCCTTTAGATAGTACCAGAGTTTCATCGGCATCGTTGGCAGTCGCAGGAATTAGTCCTAAAGCAGCGCCTGCGAGTACGCTTTGCCTTAGTAGCCTCTTTTCTCTTACGGATAGTTTCTACAGGGTCCTTGCCGGTGTTGCCTGGGAGGTTGTAGGTTTGGCTCAAAGTGTTGCCTGGGAGGTTGTAGGTTTGGCTCAAAGTGTTATCTGGGAAAGGATTTTGTCTGCTGCTTCAACAACTGGCTGCTCATTAAATCTCTCTCCGTCTATCTTTAATTGATTTATCCACTCCTTCATCATTCCATGCTCTATGCGTAGTGTTTCGTTCTCTTTGTTTACATATTCTATTCTCTCTTTTGCCATTTGATTAACATGGTCATAATCTTCCGATAGGGCTATGAAGGCTTCTGCGATTTCATTTGTGTCAATAACATAATTCTCTTCTCCATACGTTAATTTCATATAGGGTATAGCTTTTATCTTCTTCAGCACCTCACCTGTATCGCTTAAAGGTGTACTGACTTTTGGGTTTTCTTGTAGTTGTATAAAAGCTTCTGCTACTTCATGCATATCATAACAAAGCTCTTGTTCTCCCTGTATGATTCTATGTTTGATTTCTCCTTTCTTGAGGAACTGTTTAGCCTTTGCCAGTGTATCGCCGTTGGTGTCTCTAGGGGTAGGGTTCATTGGGATTCTATTTTTTGTAATAATAAACAAATAGCTTCTGCACCTCGTGCCATCCAAGCACTGCCAAACTCATGAGTTTTTGACATTCTCACAAGCTCATCAGCAATACATAATGCATTCATTGGAAATTTTTTATTAAGTAAATCCTCTACTTCCATTTCCGCACCCATGGTTAAGTTCGCTAACTTCGTTATAGTTTTTCTGCTGTGGCTCATAAACATAGTAGGTTAAATAGTAGAAGTTTCTATGCCTTGTGCTTTAGTTATAGTGTTCATAGTGGCTTGTTGGTAGGTGCAATTTTCATATCTCCACATTTTTTACAGAAAATAACTATTTCTTCTTGTTTAGTTACACCAGTGTGATATCCCGATGCAGTAGATAAATAATCATTGAATGGTACTTCTAAAACTCTTTTAGTGTCAATGTAGTTGTGGCTACATTTTGTCTCTGGTGTAGTGGTATTCATATAGGGGTGGGTTATTGGGAGATAGATTAGTTGGTTTCAATAAGGAAGTAATGCCAAACATACCTAACCTTTTTTGTTCTAAGTGGGCCACCACCACTGCCCCCTCCGCTATTTGGCTTACAGATACAATTCTTATTAGAGTATGAGCAGAATGGACAAAGATGTTCTTCAACTTCTTCTACCTTAGTAGATAGGAATATAGCCCCTTCTGGGATCTCTACGCCTGTAGCATATTTATATACTTGTTTCATGACTTATAAGGGTTAATAAATAGGGGTGGGTTATCGGGAATCAATCAGTAATGAAGTAGCGATGATAGCTTTCTCATTACTCTTAATAGATATATTGCACAACTCTATGAGCTTATCTATTTGTGCCTGTTTGGTTTCACATGCTTTGCAGCTCATGACTTAAAGGGGAAAGTGGATAAGGATGCTTCTTCGGATGGGGTTAGGTGTTTCATTAGAATCGGTTTTTAAAATAAGTAACTGTGAATATTCCAATAATAATAATTGCTACAATAGTAAGTGCTGCACCAATGAACATAAGTACACCCTCTGCAAATTCGTTTACTTGACCCACTGTAATGTCTGGGATCTTCTGTAGTGCCTCTGATATTGTTGTGTCGTTACTCATCATTGCTCTTGGTTAAGGAGTAGAACGGGGTTAGGGCTTTCTTTGCAATCTCTCTAGCTCTTCGATCAGGGATTGTAGGGTTTCCATACCTCCAAGTGTACACCAAGAGATGACCAATGTCAACCCTAAATCTCCTTTCTGACAAGGTGAAGTTTACTGCCTAAATGCCCTCTTGTATTGCCTGAGAAGTGCTATATTCTTAAGTTATTATTTCCCCAGAAAATCTTATGAGTACTTTAGCTAGACAAAAGGTTTCAAACGGCACTGCGCCTAGTGAATCCTGTGACTCCATTGATCGCGTATCGGTTGATGAGTTTCTCATTAAGTATACAAACACAGCGATTGTATACGCTGACATTTTTAAGGTCCCTAGTACGGACGATCAGGATGTACTTGCCGCGGGCGCTTCAGCAGGCGAGCACGTTAACGTGGTCCTTGCAGCCGGTAGCTCTGACCTGACGGCACAGCCGATAGTTACTTCCGCATTACTCATCATTGAGTAATCCTATTTACTTTTCCCAGAAATCTTATGAGTACACAATTAACACGACAAACACTCTTCGGGGTTCCAGAGCAGACAGTGCGTGTCATTAAGACATTCAACATTGATGCAGATGAACAGTTCTGTACATATATCCGTAATGGCGCCGTTCAGGGTGATGTATTCTCTGTACCAGATCCAGATGATGTAACCACTCTTGAGACAATTGATGCTCTCGCTGAAGGTGACTACATCGATATTGTATTCGCTCCTGCTGCTACAATCTCAGGACAGCCAGTAATCTCTGCTGCTACCGTTGTAGCAAACTAACCGTTTCCCCTTTTTACCCCTCTATATTATGACTTCTATAGCACTTATCTTCTTTTACTTCACTGCGTACTTCATTGCTCCCGGGAGCTTGACTGATACTACACGGTTCGAGTACGGACCTGGCCACAGGATGCGTGACTTCGCTTACGTTGACACTTGTACTGGCTCTGGCTCACAGCCGTCCTGCGCCCATAAGGGTAGTTCTACGGTCTATATTGGAAACCTTCCACTCCTTGCCGATGCAATCGGTACTGGATCTAGTACTGTAACCTCTACAGGACCTACGGGAGTAGCTGGAACACAGTACTCTGCTATCTGTATCCCTAACCCATTCCGTAAGCAAGGGACTGGAACAGGTACGAACTTCTTCAATACCGGCTCCGGTGTTGTAATGAGGCTTGTTTATTCCAACGTGAAGAACCCTGCTGCTGCCTCTGGCGATATTGGATTCGTTCAGTCATGTAACTCCGGTACTGGAGATACACTACTTGCGAACCTCTCTACCGTTACAGGTGCGACAGTATCCTTTGTGCCTACTGCAACAAACGGTAACTGGAACGGCTGGGACTTCATTAAGCTCGGTATGAGTACCGATCCTACACCTTCATTCCGTGCAAGGCTTTACATTGAGGCCCTCGGAGTCGGAGAAAAATAGTCTTAAGACATCCTTTTAACACTACAAAAAAGCCTAGTCGCATTGACTGGGCTTTTTGTAAAGACTGCATTTTAACGCTACTAGACACAGGCTTGAACTCGATTAAAAAACTGGTTCGGAGTCATCTCTTCTGTAAATTCTGCATTGAGCGTGTCGCGTACGCAATGCACTGATCTTCGATGACTAATACTTGTGAAGAGATGCACGGTAAGTGATACGATCATCATGATCTGAAATGCTTTTACACCTGTTGATGTTTCTGACATTAGAATGAGAGGAAAAGAAATAGAAAGCCGATGGAGTAGTAGAGGTTGCGCATTAGAATGGTAGGTCCTCTTCTTTTATATCTGAAGTCATGACTGGCTCTTCTATTTTCTCTTCTTCTATTGGCTCTGGCGTAGGCTCTGGCCTTGGATGCATACTCAGTGGCATAAGTACACCTACAGCATCCTGATTACTTCCTACTTTCGCTCTCATTATGAGAGGTGTAGTACTATCTGTGACCTCAATTTCAACGTAATAATTCTCTACAGCATGTTTTTCGAAATACGCTGCCATATCTTTTAGATACTTTGCACTGACTGCAATTCGTACCTTTGGTTCACCTGATGGAATTATCTGCTTATAATCGGGATATTTTCCTTCGATTGCCCTTGCTGAAACATCATCAATTGTTTCTAAATCTGACGTTTTCAAGTGTACCGACATATCATCAATAGAAACAGAAACATTGTGCAAGCATTGCAAGGCACACTTTTTTGGTATGTTTGCCCTTGCCTTTGCAATGGCTACAGTTGGAATAATGACGCTACCTTCTCCTGTAGACTGTAGTTGTACTGGCATATCATCCGGATTAATTACTGGATGCGATACTTCTAAAAGTCTGTAAGAATCGGTAGCAACCGATACTGTATCAGTGACATAAACGCCAGTAAGTATTGGCCGTGTCGGACTGCCTGATGCGTGACTCATAACGTCAAGTGATGCTTTAGATAAAAACATAATATGAAGGGGTAAATAGTAGGAAGTGATAAATTTGGCATCTCTCATGGCTCTGTAAGGCTTTAGAATATTTTTTAGGTATGCTAGTACCTTTCCATACGTAAGAATTTTTCTATTGCGTAGAATGCGTTGGTTTGTTTATTTTTCTGTACTGGCCTTTGTGTCAGCTCGGCTGCAACTGTAGCATTGTATAATTCTCTTAAGGCGCTGAATAATTCAACATCGTATTGATGACCGCTAGCAATGTAGTATTTGCATTCCATATTTTTGTCTGGGAGTGAGTAATTAAAGGGCTTTGGCTTTTGCAATGGCTTTACGGGCTTCTGACATATTCACGCCAGTACGCAAGTGCGGGAAGTCGTTTATCTGTTCAAGTATGTCTTCTAACTGGAAGAGTAGTTCTGGAGCTGCTGCAATGAGCTGATCATTTAGACGGTCACGCTCTTGCTCTTCAAAAGACATGTCTGGAGTACTTCCAGTGTAACAAGAATGTATTGTAGCAATGATGGTTTCATCGTTACCGATTAGTAATTGCTGATCATGACGGTACTCTGTTTTCCAAGGTGCCGGTGTGTGCGTAGTGTCTCTCATGTATTAAAGGGGTAAAAATAAAGGCCTAAGCCCTAGCAAGTAGGGCAAAGGTCTATACTCTTTTCAGTAATGGTACATTATTCTGTACCAGTGTTTTTGTACGCTTCTCATGCTTCTGACGTAGCAGTTCAATATCACCATCGACATAGTTCTTTGCCTCTTGGATACAAGTATCATAAGGATACTCATGGCCACTGGCATAGCATTCAATGTCTTCACCTGTAGGTGATTCTACCCTTGTAGAATAAAAGTTATTGTAGCAACATGCTTCTATATATTCCCTATCATCGTAATTCAGTTGACCTAAATATTCATCGTGTTCAATGAGTATCTTGTAGCCGAGATATGTTTCTTCATGTAATGATTCCATTGTATTAAAGGGGTAAAAATACAAGCTCAGGGGCTACGGGTAGCCCGAGAGTCTGGATTCTCTATTCTCCCCAGTCATAAAGGGGCTTTGTTTCTCGGGCTATGTCAACTGCTGTTTCATTTGATACTTCTTTTAGTAAGGTATAAAGCTCGTTTTCCTCATAGTCTCCCTCGCTGCACTGATAAAGGAAACAGCGGAGCCGGTGGAATACTGCAATATTGAGAGCATTTTCATGAAACGATGATCTTTCTACGGGGATATGGTCGTATTTTGTAGGGCTCATGTCATTATCTCCATATCGAGCTTTTAAGGCTTGCACGTTGAGAGTATGGAGCTTTTCTCCTAGTTCCTCGGGCGTATCGGTACCGCCTTTGCCTGCTAGCTTCTTTTGTGCGACTAGATCAATGGCTAACTGTGGAATGTTATCGTGATAATATGCTGACATAGTGTAATGGAGTAAAAAATACAGGTGCAGGGACTCTTGAGAGTCCGAGCGTCTGGCTTCTATTCTCCTTGGATGAAACGCATTGCGCCTTTTGTAATGCCTCCCATTAACTCTTGTTCGCTTGCACTCATTGAATGCCAGAGGGCTAGTAATTCGCTTGTTTCGTAATTGTCACGGTTTGCAACGTTGTAAATGCAACCGCCACAATTCTCTTCTAGTATCTGCTTATAAACGGGATGCGCTTTAATAGTGTTCATTGTACTAACGGGATCATTTCTATGATCTGGGCAATTGATATTTACGCCGTCCGGATCAAAACATCTAGTACATGAACCTTCAGAACATAGTCTGGTAACTATAGCCATAAATGAAAGGGGTAAAAATACAGGCCTAAGCCCCTGATAGGGGCAAAGGTCTAGACTCTATTGTCTAAAATGTAATTAAGATTATTGTATCCTTGCTCTATGCCTTGAATACTTGCTATCTGTCTAGCCGTGTCGCTTGGATAGCCCGCATCGGTAATTGCTCTTAATATCATTATTTGCATCGTATTCGGGAAGCCAGTAAGGAACTGCATAACCTTGCCGTAACTGTCCTTTGTGGTCTGCTGATCAGCGTTCCATTTAAGAGTGCTTACAAGCTCTTTAGCTTCTGGTCGTATCATATCAACGGCCATATTGAACTTGACGTTTAAGCGGTCAAGCTCGGCTTGTGGTAATGTTTTTGCGTCTACCATAGGTTTAAGGGGTAAAAATACAGAATGGGACGCGTTAACGGGTACGCGCCCTATCTATACTATCTTTCAAGTAATAGCTCTCGGCTCTCTATTGCATCTATTGCAAGGATCATATTTATCTCTTCTGCGTTGTACATGGGAAGGATGGGAAAGTAATTAAGATAATGGGTCGTATGATGGTTCGAGCATGGTTCGTACCTCTTCACGGTCTACAGAGTCAAAAATCTTGTTTAGCTAGTATTGCGGGACTAGTGGCCTTGCCTATATGTGAATGAACTTATTAACTAACCCAAGTATACACCAAGAGTAATCCAAGCGCAAGGGTAAATTGGTAATTATCTTTTTATTCTGCTATTATTGGATATATGCAAGAGAATCGACTAATACACAAGATAGGTGGCAATCCCTATTCAATACGGGATGTAAATCATGGACTGGATGAGATGGTGGCCGATGAAAAGGCCGGTAAGAAGCTTGCACCCGCTAAAAGAACAAAAGCCCATGAAACTGCAATAGAGGCCATGAGCCATGCAGTGCCAAAAAAGTATACTGATATGCCTATCGCGCACGTTAAGAATGGTCGACCAACTGACTATAGGAAGGAAATGGGCTTAATTATGTATGAGATGCTTATTGACCCTAAACGGTGCTGGACTCTTAAAAGTATATCGGCTGTTATGGGAGTGTATGAAACAACTATGCATCGCTGGATACAAGCTAATGAGGATCTACAGTATTACATACATGCGGGAAGAGCTATTCAAGAGACTAATTTTGGATCTATGTTATTACACGGGTTCAAGTATTCTTCTGGCGTTGAGTATATCCTTACAAACTTGCATGACTGGACTAGTAAACAAAAGACTGAACACGCAATAGACCTCAATAGCGCAATTGCTGATCAAGAGAAGCTGAGGCGTGAACAAGATGAAGAGATGCGCGATACTGAGGCAAGGCGCGTTGACTGGAAATCTAACGATATAGTAGACAGTATTATTGACGTTTAAATGGCTAGTGTAATGATGCTGTAACCGGTGAGGGCTGAGAGTAGGCCAGTGAGTAGTGCTGTACCTAAGAAGAACGTGTATAGAGATAGTTTGATCATGTATGTATGTGGGTATGTTATAATATAACTATTGTATCATGTTTTGTTTGGTGTGTCAAGTTATACTAGCGAAAGCTTTGTGTGTGCCTGACGCGCGTGCAAAGTATGGCATAATGCTACTTTATGGCTAGTCATGGGCCATATGCAAGATAATGCTGTTTATCCTCACACCCACCATATGCACTTATTGGCTACATATAGCCAAATACCCTGCATTGACCATAGTGCGCGCACTCATGGCATGCCTACGTACACCCTATTTTGTGCATATTTAAGGAGTGTCATTGAGATATGCATAGAGGTATACCAGATTCGGAAACCCTTTTAGGTATATACTACCTTCCTTTATCTATAACTACATGTGAGTCATACATTTCCCCATTCTGAGAAGAATTTTTTTGGATTCTCCAGGAAAAACCAGATAGTGAAAAAATCCTGGCTGAAAAATGAGACACGATATATTGACCTATAGGCTTGATACAGCCAACATAAGAGCCCAGAAGAGTAAGACAGCCAGATAAATGATGAATGTTTCTACTGACTTCTTGGCTAACCTAAGCGATAATCTCTTTGTTTGACTCATGTGAATCGAGAGAAATAGAGTAAAATAATCTAGTCTTAAAAAATCCAGACCGCTGACGCTCAGTACCGCTGACGCTCGGCCGGCTAACGCCTTACCCCCTCCTCGGACAGACTCGCTAGACGCGACTCGTCGGGGCGTACCGACTGCTGGATTTTAGACGATATTTACTATTTTGTAAACTATAACGAATTGACAAAAAAAAGAAAACTACAAATAGTAACCAAACCTCTTTTTCTCCACCGAAAAACGCTGCCGCAGCAGCACAGTAAAATAGGTCTATCCGCCAATCCATGCCAAAAAACTAAATTAAACATCAGTCAATACAATCAACTTGCACTAATCCAAGATTCAACCTACTATCTACCATGTAAATTTTCCCCTTTCAGTATATGTCACAAAAAGCTTCCGAACTATTTGAAGAATTCACAAACATCACCGACTTATTAGATTCCGGCACCTCTTTAAAGGATTCCGACCGTCAGAACATCCTCGCCCTCTGGGGCAAAATGGTCGATAAAAAGAATTCTGGTCCAGTATCAGCGATATCAACATACAAAGTCTCTTATATAGAGATTTCTGTAAAGACTCCATTTGTAGTATCTGGTAAGCCAGTAAGGATCTCAGAACATGAACACCTTGTTCATCTGGAATTAGAGAAGTCAAACCCAGGAATCCTCAGTTTATACGAATCTGCGAGACTCCTTGTTCACCAGCTAAACGACTGTATAGAGGTTTTACAGGCAGTACTATCTGAGATGCCACAAAACTGCAATATTGGAGACATGTCCGCGGGGCAGATTGCGAAGGAGATGAAGCCTAAAAAGAAAGCAGCTCCTGTAAAGCGTCAGATAGAGGATACTGTAGAGACAAGGGTTCCAATAGAAGAGGAAGAGCCAGTAGAATATAAATCATCTTTATCTAAACTCCTTTAAAGGATCCCCCAAGAACCTATGAACCTAGAAAAAACAATCAAACCTCAAGGAGTACAGATCCTCGTAATGCCAGTAGAGGAGGGCAGTAAGACCGCATCAGGTCTTGTCGTTAAGACTGATAAGCCGACTGGAAAGGCTCCGAAGATCGGGGAGATTATTGATATATCTCGTTATATGAACAGAGTATTTGAGAACTTTAAAACAGTAGAACAGATGGGATCAGCGTTTATATCTCCAGAATTTAAAATTACAATCCTGTGCAAGGGCGACATCGTCATATTTGCCGAGTACGCCGGAGATGATATCGAAGTAAAGGATCTAGACACCGACAAGATGGTCAAATTAAAGCTTATTCCAGCCGAGAATATCCTCGGAACTATTTCCAGTACCCCCCAGAAACATGCAAGCAAAGAAGATAGTAAAAAGTAAAGACTGCAGAGCCGCGATTCTTTCCGGTGTAGAGCAGTTATATAGTCCAGTAGCGTCTACACTAGGTCCAAAGGGCCGCAACATCATTATCGAAGGGCCCAATGGCCGTCCGACCGTCACGAAAGATGGCGTCACTGTTGCCGAGGAGATTGAACTTCCAGATCCGATCGAGAACCTCGGGGCGCAGCTTGTAAAGGATGCCGCTCGGAATACCAATGCACTTGCTGGAGATGGAACTACTACGGCTACAATACTTGCGTATCACATGATGAAGGGGAGTTTAGAGTTTCTCGGGAAGTCTGCAAATCCTATTCTGATCAAGCGTGGTATGGACAAGTGTGTTGCGCTTATCGCTGCCGAGCTAAAAAAGATGGCAAAGCCAGTGGAGTCGAAGGATGACTATGAGGCCGTTGCGACTATCTCTAGTCAGGATCCAGAGATCGGAAAGATGATTGCCGATGTGATCGACGAGGGTGATGATGATGGCGTTGTCATTATTGAGAAGGGTCATGGCATGGGCCTTGAGAGCCGATTTGTGAAGGGGATGCAGTTTGAATCAGGATATCGCTCTGCATACTTCGTGAATAACACTGACAATATGACCGTTGAGCTAGAGAATTGTGCAGTTATAGTGACTTCTGCACGTATTACGAATATCAATCAGATCTTACAGATGCTCGAGGGGCTCGCGCAGAAGCAGCTTAAGAATGTTGCTATCATCGCAGATGACTTCGAGCCAGAGGTTCTCGAGGTTATGATTCTTAATAAGAGGGCAAATATGATGAGCCCTGTTGCGATAAAAGCTCCAGGGTACAAGAAGAATGAGGTCTTAAAGGATATTGCAGTCTCTACAGGGGCTACATTCCTTTCTCAGGAGGAGGGATCTCCAGTTGAGAAGGGTCGACTTGACGATGTCGGATACTGTAAGAAGCTCACAGTGACAAGGGATCTGACCACTATTACAGAGGGCACTAGTGATCATGAGAGCCTCAAGGCACGTATCGATGAGATCAAGGCACATGTAAAGACACTAGAGAGTGAGTACGATATAGAGCAGGCCAGTAAAAGAATCGCTCGTCTAACTTCCGGTATCGGGATCATTTCCGTCGGAGGTGCTACAGAGGTAGAGGCTACAGAGCGCATGCACCGCGTTGAGGATGCCCTCTCTGCGGTCCGAGCAGCGTCTGTCGAAGGAATAGTACCTGGAGGAGGTACGGCTCTTATACGGGCTGCAAGTCTTGTTGAGAAAAGCAGAGGGCCAAGAGAAGGAAATATCGACGAGGCTGCCGGCTTCACTATTGTATTAGATGCAATCACAAAACCTCTTTCAATCATCGCAGAGAATGCAGGAGAAGATGTACTAGTAGTCTTAAAGAAGGTACAAGAAGGGAAAGATAACTACGGATTCAATGCGCTGACAGGGGTCTACGAAGATCTCCTTCTCGCAAGAGTCATTGATCCGACCCTGGTCACAAGATCTGCACTAGAAAATGCGGCCAGCGTTGCTTCTATGTTCGTTACCCTTGAGGGAGCTATTACGAATATTCCACTTAATACTCAAGAGAAAGCTCTTCAGGCCATGATGGGTCCGAGGCAGCCAATGTAATATTAGTCTCACTGAATTTTTATCAACTTCACAAAACCATTATGTCAAACTTACAAGTAGACCGAGAACCAACCGCAGAAGATGCGCATGCAATAATCGAGCTCGGAGGAATCCGATCAGCTCTATATGAAATAAAGAAGAGAGCAGAAGCATTCCGTAATACAGATCACGGGAAAGCGGCAGCTCGCGAGATCTCTCTACTCATTACCGAAGTTCAATCCGCTCGTCACTGGGGAGGAGAGTGTCTCTCGCATTACCCTACCAGATACCGTGTGACAGATAATCCAGAGGATCCAGGGTCTGAGTCACAAGTAAGAACAGCACAGCTATCAGATTGCAATCCTAATAATGTTGAAAATATAGAGCTTTGCGGAGACTGTGTTAAATGTAACTCTTAATTATATTCACCTATAAAACTATGGACGATTCAATCGACACACAGGACGAAGGCGAGACAATCGCCTGCGTAGACTGTAAGGAAAACTTCATCTTCACTGACGGAGAGAAGGAATTTTATGAGTCAAAGGGGCTCACTGTACCGAAGCGCTGTAAGCCCTGCCGAGCAGAGAAGAAGCGTAAGAATGAAGACAAAGCCTTTAATAACAAGGCGAAAGAATCTGGATATTCAGACTTAGATAGCTTCTAATTCCGCTCTAGTTCTATTGATATATGAAAGAGGTGTCACAGTATATGTGCCCTCTTTTGCTTTTGCAGTACTTGTGCGTAGATGCATAGCGCAGAGATCTACAAATGGCTGGAATGATCCTCTAGCCTTGATAAGCATTCTGTGGCTGGCATTGATCGGGCAGTCGCCCATCTGACATATTGACATAGGTTTACTGGGAAGAAGTAATTCGAAGTCTGATAATATGGTCTGTTCTACCAGGGTAGTTTTTTGGAATCTTTCCTGTCACTCGTTGCTGGTTCAACCTTCTTCGGCTTATTGATTACAAAGGCTCTATCCTCCTCTGTCATTAAAGACTTCTTCTTCTCGAACTTCAACCTAGTGTATCCTGTAGCCCCATGTCTATTCTTTCGAAGCACCCACTCAATCTCTCCGATAGGATTTTCAACCTTCATAGCCTCTTTCATTGTCATCGCCTCACTCGAAAGTTCCTCTTTAGCGTTCGGATTGTGAAGGAAGGTGATCTGGTCAGGGTCCTTTTCTCCTCCTCCATAAAGGTCCGAGAGTCGTGGCTGTCTTTCAGCTTTGTCTTTTTCTACATCTCTGTTTAATTGCCAGAGTAGAATAATTGGCTTCCCTGCTTCCATTGCAGCATTCTTTAAATCTCGAGATATATCGTTCGCTTTCTGTACCGAGTTCTCTTTGCTCTTCGAAGAGATTAGACCGAAGTAATCGATAATGATTACCTGTGCTGGTGTCGTATAGATCTGCTGTAGAATACCCGAAATGTCGTCATTATGGTACATATACCAGGGCGTCTGTATTCCACGTACAAGTGCCTCTCCTTTTTCGAGTACCTCATCCTTATCAGTCTCATAGTATGCAGAGAGCATTCTTTTTAGTACCTGCTTCTGGCTCATCTCTAGGGAAATGAATAAGGGGGGGACGCCAGCCTTCAAGAAGTTTGCCATCATCGTACTAGCCATAGCAGATTTACCCACTGAAGGACGGGCAGCAATGAGGAACACCCAGCCAGCCTCTAGGCCTCCATCAAGGATTGCATCCATGTCAGCAAATCCTGTAGGTATCTTTTCATCAACAGTCAGGAGATCCTTGATAATCGCATCCTTGTCCATCTCTACTGCCCTAGGAATAATCTCTGCAATCTTACGGCTTGCTTCAGCAATGAGTTGCGGAAGCTCCGTGACATCATGATCATTATCTGCACCGATCTCAGCCAGTTTCTGTCCAGCCTTGATCGCGCAGCGCTTGCTGTACTTGTCTTGAATAACGCGCACTGCACTCGGGGCAAGTGACACACTCACGACCTTATTTGTTAGATCCATTAAAAAGTCAACACCACCAATCTTCTGAACCTCTTGCTTATCAGCAAGGGCGCTACAGGCCTCAATAAAATCTGGTTCCTTTCCGGCTTCCTGTATCTCTTGCAGTGTCTTATAGATCAGTGCATAGGTCTTATCGTAGAAGTGCGCGGGAGTCAGCATCTTTAGATACTGAGATTCTCCCATCATAATACATCCAAGTATCGTGTACTCAGATTCCGAAGAGTGCGGAAGCATTGCCGTTGCTGTAGGTTTCTTAGGCATGAATCAAATGATTCAGCCTCACTGAGCCCTCTCGCGTCTACGCACTTGTCTCGTAGCTAAAAGGCGACCAAACCTCGCGAGAGGGTTCGGTAAGGCCGCAAAATATAATCGATGGATAGGCGGTCTGGTCGCATGAGAATTACTATACACAAAAAAATCAGGAATGGAATTAATCCAAGTTGCGAACTAGTCCATCTAATGGAGTAGTGCTATATTGCCTTCAAGATCAGTCCGACAATTCCTACAATCATTGCACTTGAGGTTATTCCCATCACCCAGAGCATAAGCTTCATCTTCAATTGAATTTCAAATATTGCCTTACAGATCAATGGAATTCTATTGGTATCGATGTATCTCGTAGGATCTTCTCCGAGTGCGTCGGCTACAATCACTTTTAATGCTGTCTTTATAGACTTCATATTCTTATCATTGTTCTCATCAATTCTTTTCCCCAGGTGAAAGATTACATTCTCCTGAATCCCCTGCCTATCATCCTGTGAAAGTTTTGATTCTAAGCCCATAGGAAAGAGTATACGTTGTAGACGCCAGAAATCATAAGTACTATGTTTCACTACTGTAATGGAGGAAGTGGAGGAAGTGGCGGGAGTGGAGGAAATTTAGATGTATTTGATTGTGCGTTCAGTGGCGTATTGACAGATCTATCCGATTCAAATCCAAGATCATATGGCAAAAATTGATTCATCCAGTTTCTTTCTGTTGAGTATGGCTCTAGTAAAAAGGTTCCACCCGGAGTAGAGCGTAACAATGGATCAAGGAAATTACTTTGCTTTCTATACATTTTGTCGATCCCCTTGTTCAGCCAGCGATTAAAACCGCTCAGTGGCACCACCTGAGATGCAGAGAATCCAAGTGACCCCTTTAGTTTATAGTCAATGTCTCCAGACAGCACAGAGAAGAAGTTGCTCATTCCAGTTAAAGCAGTCTGTGATCCTATAAATTTCACAAGGTCAATAGCTATCCCTGCAGCCATCTTTGCTTTGGTTTCATCTTCCGCATGCTCGGCCATAGAGGCTGGTATTGCCAGTGGCAATGCGAATGGACCGAAATACCACATCGGCACCCATACGTTTCCAATTTGTACTGACCAGGGCTTTTTACCTGAATCGTAAAATTCATCTCTGTCGGCTCTAGACTTAGGAGGATTGGCTGTCGTCTTACCTTCTAATGCCATCAGTCCACCCACTGAAGATACAAACATTCCGAGTGTTGCCTTAGCGATTCTTTCATTGGATATCTGACCACCAAGTAATCCAACAGGGGTAAGGTCCAATGAGAACTTTGCAATGTTCGCAGGTGTAGTAATGAATGGATTCAGTACGGAGATCACAGGTCCGACAAATGGTTTGTTTCTAGCCGACAGAACTATCTCAACACCAGAGTCAATTAATCGTGTTGCATAAGAATTATCTACATTCGACGAGTCTGGCTTATTCCTAAAGGTATATTTTTTTGCAGCCTCTTCTGCAGCCTTTTGAGCCTCCTCTATCGAGAAGCCATTTTGCCTTTTAATAGAATACTCTCCCGCAGATAATAGTGTCATACTAAATCTGTCAGCTGCTTCCATTGCCCTTATTACAACAGTTAAACCCTTGGGAAGGTTTCTCTCCTTTGCAATTCTAATAAGCTCTGGGGCATTAGTACTACTCTCTACATTCCATATCTTCCCCTTTGTCCAGGACTCCTTCATAGCCTTCACCGCTTCTGGGTACGATTCGATGACATTCCTATAGTATTCAGGTACATTCTTCAGATAAGCCTCCCGCTGTCGCCCCTTCATATTCTGTACAAGTGTATCTGATACACTCTGCCATCCAAGGATTGCAGGCCTCGTAACAAATATTTGCACAAGGTTTCCTACGATGTTTCTCTCTTGAGATTGGGGACTGCTCAACATATTCTGGTACCTAAAAGCATTAAGCTTATCTTTTAACGATGGTTTAATACTCTCCTGAATAACCCCTACCATGTCATCATAGATAGATTGCTTTTCTGTAATGGATTGAGCATTCTGAATCTTTTGTGCAAGCCCATGTATTCGTCGAAGTTGATCTGTGTCCAGAGTACTGATCCCTAGTTTCGCCCTAGCGATATCACCGTAGTCCTCTTTAGTAAGAGCCCCGATATTACTAAGCTTTTGTATCTTTTCTAGATACGTTTGCTTTACCTTTGGATCCTTTGCCTTCTGAGCTAATAGCTCTAAAGCTTTCTTCTTTGCGGTATTGATTTTATCAGACAGCTGACGATCGACCTTTGCTGCTACAATCCTTGCATCAGACTTACTCATACCTAGTTCGGTCAATGACTTGATAACAGATTCCTTGTCGAGGTTCTGGTTCTTTAGACTCTTCTTTATTATCTTTGATATGCTCAAGTTTTTATCTTTCATTATCTCTTTTGTTGCACTAGAAAGGGTTTTATTAGCAACGGGTATATCGTATTTCGTATTCACAAAATCATCGATACCCTTTAGCATTGACGGATCATTTGCATACTTCTTTCGTAGTATATCCTGAGCCTCCAGAAACGCCTGCTTTCCCTCATAACTATCTCCAAATACTTCCTTGATAGTATCTACTGCTTTTTTTGGAGTTCCTTTTTTTGGCTGAATGATATCCTCTCTCACTTTTTTAGTAAGCTCCTTAAGTATCAAGTCAACAGACTTTGGCTTCTTTGGCTTGGAAAGACTTTCTACAGATCGCGATAGTTTCTTTCCCCTAGTATCAACCTCTGTTTCATCTATCATATTTTTTACAATAGTATCTAGATCACCCCTTCCAACCGATGGCTCTGCATTTAATACATTCTCTACCTCTGTCGCAACTTTATTAATTTTCTTTCCTTGAACCCTGGTAGATTCTACCTCAACACCAGTCTCTATCTTTCGTGTTATCCAGGCAGGGGATCTTTTATGCCACTGACCCAATATCTGTATAAACCTACCTGCAGACCTTGCCTCTGGATCTACTTGATTAATAGCATCCATTGATAAGTCGAGCATCATATTTGACTCCTCTGTAGTACTTGCCTTTAACGCAAGGTCTTCATAATGTTTTGATAGACGCATTCCAGATGCAGCCTTGAATTCATTGGTTGGTTTTTCAGATGTTAATTCAGCCCTTAATCCTTCAACACCCTTCGTTTTCAGGACATTGTCTGCATAGTCTAGGGCCCCCTGGTTAGGAGAAACTTTGTATGTCTGAGGATCTTCTGCCTTTGCCTTAGTCTTCAGTCCTTCAGATGTGGCAGCTGACGTTTGTACTGTCTTTAGGAACCCACGCTTCTTTTCACTAACTGGCCTAGCGGGGTTTGTCTCAGGGCTTACATTCGGTCCGTCTAATCCTGCAGGGCGAGATTCTCCAGAGGTTGCCCCTTTCGTTTTTGGATTTTGTACAAGTAGCTTATCCCCTCCAAGCTGAGTCTTCATCTCTTTTAATGCCTTGTCATACAATTTTTGTACTGCCATAGGATCCCCGCGTAGGTGTTGTGCATTAGCAACAATATCCTCTGCATGCTGCTTCGCTATTTTTTGAGCTTCTTTGAATCCTTTAATTTCTGCAGTCGTCTGTGTCCCCTGTGCTGCAGCTCCTACAAGGCCCATTCCAGCATTCATCATTGCATCTACATCACTCATCCCCATATACTTCGCAGCTAAATAATCACTAATAGGAGCTATGGCCGCATTCGCTTTCCATCCAAATGGAAGTAGAACAGATGGAGATGCAGCAATATTCCTAAGCCATTCCTGCTTACTCTGCTCATCCTTAAGAGCAATAAAGGACGTACTAGCTAATTGAGCTGCAGCATTTTCAAGAATATTTGCAAGATAAACTCCACCCTTACTTCCTGTGGCAGCCTTGCCAGCTGTAGCGGCACCACGCATCTTTATGATCCAGGGTATAGCTCTCACTGCTTTTACCGCAAGTACTGCAGGGACCATTGATTCTACAATAGTCTCTCCTAGCATGCCCACTGTTCGTGCAACAGGGTGAACACCGGCATCACCTGTCATCATTTGTACCTGTGAAAGTCTATCAGGTGCGTTTTTCTCCAAGAATTTTGTAAGATTCTCTATTGCATTCTCAGGGGCAATATCAATATTGCCACGTTTCCCTGTCAATACAGACGCGGCAAGGTCAGCCGTACTTAGCGCAGAGGCTCCAGCCTGCCTGAAACCCTGTTCTATAGAACCCTTTCCTACACTACCTTCGAATGTTGCAGTAATTAATTTGTTTACAGCCTCTTCAACCATCTGAGAAGTATCTCCTGTTTCATAAACTTCTGGGTCTATGAACTTTTGAATATTCTTATTGTTATATTTAGATAGGAAATGTTCTTCAACAAGTGGGTTGATATCCATCTGTGACCTTTTTAATGCTTCTTGCATAGGCGTTTGCTTTGGTGTAGAAGCCTTCTCCTGTGCTGTTGGCATACGCAGACTCGTATTGCCAAACTTTGGGACAGGATCATCTTTCAGGAATTTTTCTTTAATATTTTTCATAGGATCTTCTGGCTGCCTATCTCCTGTTATGTTAAATGTAGTGACCTCTTCCATAGGGGCCCCTCTATTTATTATAGGACTTGCAACAGGAGCTGGAGTCATATTGGGAGCCGGAGTCTGGTTCGGCTGTAGTGGATTAGCTTTAGCTTTTCCTCCCATCTTGCCGAGAAGGTCTTCAAAGAATCCCATAGTCTATTGTAGTGTTGCCTGAATTTGATCAGCTTGAGCATTCTCACCAGCAGCTCTGAGCTTTTTAATAAGATCCAATCTTGAAGCTCTTA